GTGATGAGTGCTGCACCGATGGAGCCAAGTGCGCTACCCCAACCGCCACCGCCAGCGTTCGCAGCTTGATAGGCTCCAAGCTGGTTCTGGTAGGACTGGTTGAGGATGCCGCCCCAAGTGCCAAGCGACTGGTTGCTCATCTGCTGCCACTGAGCCGGGGTGCCCATGATGTTTGCACCGGTAGCGGTCGTACCGAGCTGGGTACTGCCCGCCAACTGCCCGCCCTGAAGCGCGGTGCCGTAAGTGCCAGCGATCTGGCCGGGGTACCCACGGCCAATGTTGATGGCCTCTGACCGCATGGCGCGGGTGATGGCTTCGTTCTGAGCGATGGCTTGGTTGCCAGCCGCCGCTTGCGAAGCAGCCTGAGCAGTGCGCATCCCAATGTCGAGCGCCTGCGCGCGGCCAGACGTAGGGTCAACGCCATAATCTTGCAGGTTCTGCGCTGCGGCGGCACGAGCTTGGTCAAACTGCTGAGCTACGGCTGCCTGCGCGCGGCCAACGTCCAGAGCACGCTGTTCAGCGCTACCATAACGCTCAACGTCACGGATAAGCTGGTCTTCGAGCGGCTGGAACGTCTGTTGGTAGCGAGCGCGATCCGCAGCAGCCGCCGCTTGGTTCGCGTTCATCGCCGACATGGCGTTACCGACGATCTGGTCAGTGATCGAGCGGTCAGCCGCATATTGCTCTCTAGCCCAAGCTAACTGCTCTTGGCCGAGCCTGAAGGAATACTCAGCCGCTTTCTCGGACGCAGCGGCTACGGCGCTGTAATCCGGGGGAGGGGGAGGACTAGATTTACCACCCATTACACGGCCTCCTTGGGGAACAGAGTGCGCGGCTTAATGTTGAGCCAGCGGCAATCTTCTCGTGACATCGAAACAACAATCAGATCGTCTTCTGGGAAGACATCAGGAATGAGAGTCTCGATCTTAAACCCCAGCTTCAGGTTGAACTCAAGGGCATGGTCGTTCTTAGACGGCACCTGCCCGAATACTTTTCTACACCCAAGTTGGTTGAAAGGATAGTCGAAGCAGACCCATAACATGTCACGAGACCCCCATCTGGGGCTGAAAGCAGCAACGTGCATGTTGATAGAAGCGCGGGTGTACCCGTTGTAGATAACGCCGCCCGTCAGTTTACCGTCTTTACCAAGGTGGGAGATCACCACGTCGGCAACGGGATTGAAGATTACCCCAGCGGACTCAGCTATAGCGTGACCGTGTTCCTCATTGTTCATTTGGATCATTGGGCGCTACCTTTGGGTACTTCGCTTTGATCTCTGAAACTTTGGCTAGGTAGGCTTCGAGCTTACTACGGTCGCCGCGATCCGCCCAGTAAAGCGCATCAGCCAGCTCTTCGATAGCCGGATACTCAGACTTCCGACGCTGCCTATAATCGCCGATATGCACTACCTTCATGGCAGTGTTACCTCCGTAGTAAGATACGGCACTGCCGAGATTATACACTTGTATGGCCCCGGCAAGGGTGAGCTGAACTCGAACACGCCGTCGTCCACTTGGTAAGTGGCGAAGTCGACAAGGACCGTGCAAGGGATAGGGAGATTTGAGATTGTCCAGCCAGAAACGATAGGCGACATCAGGGTCTTCTCCGTCGCCACGCCATTGAGGACGTAGTATTTCTGCGAGTCCCACGCACCGGCGACACGCCCATACCCCGCAGGTGTGTTGAGGTCGGCGGTCTCTTCTTGGCAGGTGATGACCGCGTCCATTTCACCGGTTGCGAGTTTGTAGAGCGTGAATACGATATTGTCGTGGCTCATCTTTTAAGCCCTGTGGCAGTAAGGCTGCGATAGTTAATACCAACCGTAGAGTCTTCCCCCTCCCAAAGCACCTCTACATGGTGCGTGCCCGGATATAGAGATACCTGAAACGACATGGACATACTTGTAGTAAACGCAGCGGCAGACGGTACTTCGTTAAAAGTAAATCCGTTAAGTTGTAGGTACGCATTAGTAGCTTTTAGACCAGCTCCATAACCTTGTGACGCAGTGAAACCAATAAGCAGCGTCCCTGCTTGGTCTAAAGTTACGTAAAGACTGGCGACTGAGAGTAGGTTACCGATCCCAGCTCCAGCGATTGCAGCGGCATTGAAGTAGCCAGTCGGTATTGTAACCGCGTTGCCCGCTATTGTGAGCGTTTCGATTTGCGCAGTACCAATTTTTGCCGTTGTGATCTCTGCGTTACCAATCTTTGCGGTCGTGATAGCGCCATCTTCGATATTGGCGTTACCGACGATCAGATCGTTGGCGTACACATTGCCGCCGCTGATCGCAAACGGAACGTAAGCATCTGGGCCAGTCGTCACAATAAACTGGTCAGTATTGAACTTAATGCGACGGTTGCCACCCGAAAACGCTTGGATGTTCATACCAGCGGCAGCGTACGAGCCCGTCGAAGTCGCACGAACTTCAACAGCGAACTCGGCAACTGCGCCGTTAGTGGGCGATGCGACAGCGGTTAGACGGTAAAACCCGCCAGCGGTAGCGTTGTCCGCTTCTGCTTCTACAGATGTGATCTGTGCGGCGAGTGCGCTGTCAGCGCTAGTACGCGCGATAGTCTCAGCAGTAATAGCGGCTGTATTGCTATTAGTCTGCGCTTCTACTGTAGTTATCTGTGCGGCGAGGGCACTGTCAGCGTTAGCCCGCGTCACGGCTTCAGTTGTGATCGCAGCACTGTTGCTGTTCATCACAGATGTTATCTTCGACACGCGCCCGGCCAGAGCCTGCGTATTCGTCGCGCGAACAAGTTCTTCCTCAGTAATTGAAGCCGTGTTCTGCCCGACTTGTGCGGTAAGCTCGTAGAGTGTGGCGTTTACAATCGCGTTAGTATCTTCGTACCCAGCTTTGAAGTTATCAAGCGCGGTCTGAAGGGCGGCTATGACAGTTCTGGTTTCCGCTTGCGCCTGCCGAACAAGAGCGTTTGCCTGCTCAACAGCGCGGTCAAGGATAGGGTCAACAACAGCGTCGGTTGGCGTCAGTCCCCCGCCACCAGCGGACGACGTAGACCCAGTAATAATAGACGCCGGGTCTTCGGGGGGAGCAGTGTTGACCGCCGCTTTTAGCTCCTGAACTGCGGCTTCAAGTTCCTCAGTCTTACGAATGAGGGCTTCAGATGTTTGCTTGAGCGCACGCGCAACATCGGTCTGATTAGAACCATCTGCTGCCGGTTCTGGAGTGGCGGTGTATAGGCTAGACACCAGCAAGCTCCTTCGCGCTAGTCGCCATCTGAACTTCGTTAATGATGATGCGCGCTTCGACTTCAACTTGCCAGAGTTCGGCTTTATAGCCAGACGGCAGTTTCCACAGTTCGCCCGACGTCCGCAGCTCACGGGCAAACACTAGAACGCCATCTGCGTAAAGTCGCACAATGCCGTACATATCCGGCTCAAGCGTCATATTTAGGTTCGTGTATCGCACTGGGTTAAGAGCCGGAGCCCCAGTCGTAACAGTAAAGAAGACCTTCATGGCTTGGAAGCTATCGACCTTTGCGGTTTGCAAAGTCTTGGACTTCCACAAGAACGGAAGGATGTTCTCGTTGTCCTGATTGGCAATATAGTAGATTGCTCCGTCCCTAACGAGTAGCGGCGTAGACGACCATGTGTCTGTAGCAAACGCAACGGTCCCGTCTTCGGCGCTTAGAAGGTTGTACGAGATACGAGGCTGCGTCATATCCAGCAGAAAGCCGCCAGCTTCTGTTACCGTCGGGCACTCGTACGCGATGTAAGCCGTGTTAAATCGAGCTGCGTATATCGTCGAAGTGTCGACGTACTCGTTCCACTGCGCCGGAGTGATAAGCTCCGCCGTCATGTTTTTAACCGCGCCGGGCACAACGGCGACAAGGCCATTTGGAGAGGCGTAGTAGACGCCTTCCGGCATCGACATGATCGAGCGGCGCGAGACGCACGGTTCGTAGGCGTTGATCTTGGCGAGCGACATGATGTCGGGCCGCACGCCTGTCGCTGTCCATGGATGGCCGGTGGTGCAGATAACGAGCGTCTGGCCGATCACGCCCAGCCCGACGATGGGATGGTCGACCGAGACCTGATAGGCTGCTGGCCACGCGTGCGGACGGTAGGGCTCAGAGAACCAAACCTCGTTGTCTTTCCACGATGCAAGGATGCCATTCGGCATCGCTACGAAGCCATCGAACGAAGCCAAAGGCGGCGTCCAACCCGTAGACTTGAGCTGGTTGTTCGTAGCGATTTCTTCGTCATCGTAGTTATCAGCGTACGACGTGTCGTCTATGTCGATTTCAGCCACGAAGAAGTACGTGGCAAGACCCGTAACGCCTGTGATGGTTCGATAGATGCGTGTCTTATCGAGAAGGCGGTCCGCCTTCATGCCCGCTGTGGGAGGCGTGACGGTAATCGTCCACGTCTCACCGACGTTGCCCTCGGCAACCGCAGGCTCGCTCGGCGGTCCCTCTTCGCCAAACTCTGTGACGTACGTATAGACGTACGCCCGAGAAACTACGATTGGTTCAACCCATGTGGACGGCATTGGGCAACTCGCTACGGTGAATAGGTATCAACGAACGTGACGTTGTTGACGACCCTAAAGTTGGTGAACGCCGCCGACTGGTGACCCTCGATGTCCTGAAGGTACGGGGACGAAGCAGGCACAGCGTAACTGACGGTAACAACGTCTCCGTACTCGATAACTCCGCTGGTTTGGAGTGTAATAGACGTGCTGGTTGGACGGTTGGCCGAAGTGAGCGGCATCGACACGCCGTTCTTGTACAGCGTGAACCGCGCTTGCACGTTTGCCAAAGTCCAACTCGTTGTGCTGGCAAGCGCCTTGTCGAATGTGATTTGGACTTCGTTTGTGTTGATAGTAGACGCGCCGGTCGGAACGGGTCCGATTGGAACATCCGCAGCGGTCGTACGGTTGTTAACAACCTGCCCAGAGAAACTCGGAGCCGCGTTGCCATACTCGTCGCGAACATAGTTAGTTGAGGGCTTAACGTAGCTAACTCGTATAGCGTCTTTCGGATACACTGGAGAGTTAAGCAAGAGGCCATAAGCCTTCTTGCCAGTAACGACGCTGACGGCGTCAACAGTACGAGCAATACCGTTGACGTTCACAAACCAAGCCGACGGAGGCGGTATCTGCGTCTCGTCCATATCGCTTTCGTCGACAAACGAGACCCAGACATAGCTAGCGATAGAATCCGCCCAGCCAAACACAGGACCAGCCTTATCGACGGTCTCGTTAGCTACTCCAGTAATGCTAAGGCTGAACGCCGCGCAAAGGTTGTCAGAGTTATCTTGGATTGCTACGTCGCTTGAAGGCGGCGAGTACGAGACAGTTACATCTACGTTTGCAGGCAGCGGGTTCACAAGCTGCAAGGTCACAGTCAGGCCGTACGCACTAACGTAGCACTGCTGAACTTGGTAAACGACGCCAGTAGCAGAGACAGTAAACGCGGACCCCGGAGGGATAGCCGTCGCTTTGAGCAGCCGCTCTTCGGTGAATGTGATAACGATCTGCGAAGCGTTAGCTGTCGCACTGTCGGCAACGGGAGCCACTGTGTCAGGAGGCGTCTCCGGCGCAGTAATGGTAGGAGCCGCAGCGGGAGCAGGCACGCCCATAAGAAGCGGCGGGTCGCCGCTTTGGATACGAGCCAGAGAATTGTAGAGGGGGTCAGTATCCTCGCCGGTCCAGTAGTACCGAGAGTACGCGTCGTCGTTAATCGGGCCGCGCACAACATCTACGGTCGGGTCTTCGAACTCCATCCACGTAGAGTTGTTGAAGTTCGTCTTCTCGTACGGGTCAAGCGGGATGCGATACACTCGTTCCGCCGCCGGGTTCACAAGATCACGAATATAAACTGGCTGTTTGAAGCCAGACAAAAAGCCGTTGTAAAGCCATGTGTCGCGAGAAGTCGTCGCGTTAGGGTCCGGCAGCAGACGCGTGTCTATCGCCGGGATCATGCCACCAAAGACATTGAGCTTTACAGCAGCCATCGTCTACCTCAGCAGTTCCAAGCGCGCAGAGACTTGTTGATCCGCGAGTTCGGATCGTTAGCCGTTTTGGCGCTGGTAAGTTTCTTCTTCATACCTTTCATCCGCGCGCAGAAGCTATCGCGACGCGGGCCACCTTCCGGCTGCGGGGCCTTAAGACCCGGCTTGCCGGGGTTGGCTTTGTTATAAGAAGCGCGCCCCTTGGCGTTCAACCCACCCTTGGGGTTCTTACCTTCCGCGCGCTGCCATGCAGGGGTCTTAGCCATCACTTGCCCCGGTTCATCTTCTTGAGCGTCATAGCAAGGCGGGCGCGCTGCCCAACCTTACCCTTCTGCTTCGCAGCGGCTTCGAGTTTAGCCGCAGGGATTTTCTTACCCTGCGGCACGCCGAGGTCTTTGTGGAGCTGGCCCGGCTTCTTGATCGCCCCGGCGATCCAGTTCTTAGCCATCAGCACTTACCCTTGACCATGCCGCCGCTGCGGTACTTACCCATCTTGGTAACGCCCGCCTTCATCTCTTTCTTTTCGCCAGCAAGATAAGCCTTCTTGCTCATCTTCTTTTCCATCTTTTCTTCCTTGGCGGACTCCTTCGAGCCGAAGGGCTTCGCCATCTTGCCGCCGAACGGCATCTTCTTCGCCATCTTAGCCATCACTTACCTCCGCAGTAGCCTTCGCGGCGCGCGTTGTTAACTTTCACTTCAGTGATCGTCTGCGCCGTGTCTTTCGACGACCACGAAATGTCACGCCATACCGAGCAAGCTGAGAGATTAGTCTCTGCGGTGCCCATCACTTTCGAGCAGCCGGTCAGGACTAACAACAGCGGCATCGCCAGCAGTAATCGCATTTTGGACCCTCTTCAGAGCGTCAGCGGTCGCAGCGGCTTCGATCTCAGCCACCGCGTCGGCCCTGATCTTAACATAAACGCCGCCAAGAGCCACGATTATCAGGCCACCGATCATGATGTAGCGGCCAAGGGGGGTGAACAGAAAGGCGATCATGCAGCCTCCTCGTCCAATCGTTGTTTACGGAAGTACCATACAGCCCCCGCAGCGAGAACGATAACCACGAGGATCAGGACCGTGGGGCTGAGAGACGATAAGATGTCTCCGCCTTCTTTGATCAGAGGGATAACTTCCTGAGCCACGGCAATCGTACCCAAGCCACCAGCGGCCACGGCGGCGTTCGCCTCTTTAGACTGGGCGATGGACTTAGAAGCCTTCGGCTGGTCAGGAGCCAAACGTGCTTCGAGGATGTCCACAGGTTTCTCTGTGTCCACGCCCCGCCAAAGTTTGGCTTCAGCCCGGCGACGGCGCACCAGACCGGCGACTTCTTTACCGCCAGCCTTCGTCCACTTCATCAATTCAGCAGGGACCGCGTCGAAGTTACCCTCGTTAACCCGCTTCAGGAGGGTCGACTTCTGAAGCGCCCCAGTCCCGCAGTTGAACGCGAAGCTGACCAGAACGTCGAACTGGTTCTGGGTTACCTGCGTGGTAAGAAGTTTCTCGACCCCGCGTTCGAACTTCTCAAGGTCACGAGCAAGGATCGCCGCGCTTTCATCGGCGGTGATCGTCATGCCCTCGCAGACTTCGGGAGCACCCGCAGCGCTGGTATGCCCGACCCCAATTGTGAGAACATTTGCAGAACAGCGGTAGGCTTTCAAACGCTCCCCTTCGAACTCGCGAATATGAGCGATACCGGCTTTAGATGTTTTCATGGGTCACCCGTTTAGTAAGATTGCCGCACCAAATAACGACACTACAAGAAACGCTGCAACCAAAGCCACAGCCCCAAGCAGCACCAAATCCTCTTTCATCTGCTGCGCGTCTCGCTTGCGCTGCTCTTCCAAAATGCGTTGCTCTTTACGGACACGGATGATTTCCTTCTGAACTTCATCCCAACCGTGAAGTCCGTACTGCGCGACGAACTCGTTCTTTACTTGCTCAGCCCACTCTGCGGCCTGCTTACGTTTCTGAACGATGTCGAGAGCAATCTCCTCCGCCGTCAACTTACTAAATAGTTTCGGCTTTGGGGGATCGGCAGCGGCTTGCGTTAGTTTGGCTACGGACCCATACAATTTAGCGACATCGCTCGTCATAGACTGGATGTCTTTGCCAAACTTGATGCCTTGCTGAATAGCGGAAAAGGCCGTCTTAGCGGCCCCAAATACAAGCGCGATTGTTGCGGGGTCCATGGGTCACCTCGCCATTTCTCGCGTCGTCTGATTGATACGTGCTTTGACGGCTATGATGTCACGCGGTTCGATTTTGAAACCGACGGACAGGTACCCAACCATGTGACCAGCTTCAGGCGGGACAGAGCCCCGACAGGCGTAGGTAACCCCACGAGAAATAAGCCAGTCGCCAGCATCAGACGATGGCTCGAATTTCTCGCACAACACCTCGCCGTTTAGCATCGCCACAGCGGCACGATTACGCGCAGGGTTACCAGAAAAGAACGCGCCCTTTTTGCCTTCCAGCGGGTTGAAGCGCCCATCTGCGGACTGTGCGATGCGCGTAATCCTAGCGTTTTTAGCTAGGTCGACTTGGTGAATGATGACGGTCTCGGCGCGCAGGTCGCGGATCAGGTCTCGCCCCATGGACGCCAGTCGCTCGTCCGCCAGAAGCTCCGGCATCGTCTCGCGTGATGTCAGGCTGCCAATCAACCTGTCTTGTTGTTGGTAAACAATGTAGCCGCCAAGGCTCAGTACGCCAAGAATTATGACCGTTGCCAATTTGAACGGGCTA